GGGTAGTAGGCAAAGAAGCGTTGCCACAAAGCTCTGCCATTTCCAACATTGTGTAGATTACGTGGATCTTCAAAGAACATCCGCATAGCCTTTAGGATTGTATAGCGGTCAGTTCCCTCGCCAACGTGCTTGTTAATCCAAGTGGCTAAGTACTTGCTGTTAACCTGGCTGGACATATCTGGAGCGATCTTGTGGGATAGGTCATAGAACTCAGCTACCAAATCGTTGGTAGACCAGAGTTCCTCTGGAGTATTGATTCGGTCACGGCTGTTACGCTGAGCCTTTACTGGCTTCTTGTACTTAGCGTTAAGCCTAGCCTGGCGGTCGTCAATCTTTCCGACTGCTCCGACTACATCTTCCTCTTCTTCTTTCCAAACCACGACTTCCTCCTTTTGGGGCTGTGCCCCTATAGATAATAATCCGTTAGGATTATTATCTATATTAGTACTAGTAGATATATCACTAGTAGTTGTAGAGCTATACATATGCCCTGAAATCCAGGGTGCGGATTTTTCCCGTGATTCTGCCAACATTTTGGTAGCAGACTCGGTGAACTTTAGGTTGTGCTGCCACTTGCCGTTGACGTTAGTACGGATGGCTTTGATGTAGTTGAGATCCTTTAGCTCATTCAAGGCGTTAAGGATTGCGTCACGACCCTCTGGAAATTCTTTACTAGCCCAGAGCTCATCGGCGGACATGATTCGGCCTTTCTCTATAAAGTAATAGAAAAGAGATCGTGCCCGCAGAGATAGTTTTGGATTGATAATAGGTTTTAGCATTGTAACCCTCCTAATTACTATACTAGCGTCTCTCCACCCTGTTTGGCAAACCACGAGAGAAACGCATAGTTGTTCCAGCAAAAAGCTGTTCAACTAATACTGAAAATGTTAAGCCTCCAAAAGTGGATGCCAAAGTATAGACAGCCATATATGACCATCTAGTGTTTAGGTTATAGCAGAATAGGCCACTAAGAAGCAAGCCTGCTAACCCCCGCCATTTTCCCATAGGCCGTAAGAGCCCCTCAAATGCGGTTATTAAACAGGCCGTAGCCATGCTTGTTATTAGTATTGTGCCCATAGAAACAATTCTACTGGCGGAAAACGCACCTGTCAATTCCGAAGCTTTGACCAATGCTTGGCGTAGTTGGAGTACAAGTTACTGTGTAGATAGCATAAGCCACATTTAGAGTTGTTGCTGAGGAGAATGTGTTAGCTAAATATGCCCAACGATTTGTTTGGGTTACGGATGCTGTAACTGTTCTTGTACCTACTGTTGCAGGGATCAAGTTGTTATTAGCATCATAGAAGTTAACAGTAAGTGTGTATGTTCCAACCGATGCGGATGTAGGACGAATAGCTACGGAAGCATAGTACCCTTCACCTGGAACTACAGGGACATGAGCCGATGTAATTCCGTATGTTCCTGAAGCAGTGGAAGTAACTGTGCAGTATGCGGATCCATGACTGACGTTATCACCAAACAATGCTCCACGAGAAACAGTACGGGCAAGTGTTGCAGATGTTCCCGACCATGTTCCTAAATTAGATTCAAAAGAAGCAGCAGGTAACAATGAAGTTGTTAGTTCTGGAATCGGATCTGTAGGGTAACCAATCTTGATAGCCCATGTACTTCCTTGAGGCATATAAGTTCCCAAAGTATTTGTAAGACGAGATTGCTTTACAAATAGATTGTTAAACCAGCTACTCTTACCACCGTAGATAGATGGGACTTGTCCTACCCACATATTTGTATTAGTGTTTCCTGGGTTAGGCATTGAAGTCACAACATAGTTAGAGTTGTTTGCATCTAGATATCCGCTAGGGGTGTTCCCATATTCTGCCTGTATACCATCAATATTAAAGTACGACGTTGTAGCAATTGTATATCCAGGACCACCTGTAGGATAAAACTGTGGTGGAAGCGCAATAGAGATTGTTACAGTAAATGATGTTTCACCAGGCTGTAGTTGACGTACGTTCCAAATACGAATCCACTGATACTGATCGTGTTGATAAACTTCCATGCTATTGCTGGTTGTTAATCCGTTTCCAGATGTACCAATAGTGTATGTGCCTTCAGCTGCTCTAACCTGTGCGTGTACTACAAAGTCTTCACCACCGATAGCTGGGGCTGAAAGATATACAGTAGTACTGATAGATGCGCCATTTACTTGAGCTTGACCAAAAACAGTAGCAGTTCCTGTAGCAGTGCTAGCAATAGTAAATGAATATACAGAACCAGAAGTTACAGTAGCAACAGAAGTAATTGTTGCTCCAGTCCATCCAGTAGGAGTTGTGGTGTTATAGGTTGGTGTTGATCCAACCATATTTCCCCAAATAGCTACAGACTGTCCTACTGCAAATACCTGAGAAGTTCCTGAGTAACGATAAGTTACAGCAGTTCCTGTAGAACTAATAGCTGTGATATTTACAGCAGGGTAGGAGACCTTGCCCATATAGCTTCCATAGGCTGGTCCATAGGTTGTAGGAACAATTCCTGTTGGAGGATTTTGGTATGTTCCATCTGGATTAGTAAGACGAATTGCTGAAGGTTCTGGACCAGCATCTCTTGTAAGAGTTGTTCCTGTAGCTGCTGTCCAAGTAGTGGTATCCGACTCAAATGATGGGTTTTGAATATAATTAACAATATTTTTATATTCCCACGTTGTGTCGTTGCTACTAATAAAGTAGTTATTAATAGGGTCAGCAGGTGCTGGGGCACCCGCCCCAGAAAAGTATGTATTTAATGATGGAGAACTTTCAAACAATAGTCCATCCATCCACGCCGTCATTCCATTACCAGTCATATCTGGAAATACAATAGATACTTTAGCCAAAGGTTGACCTGAATCTTTTTGTTGATCTGGAGCAATAGCTGAAACAGATAGGCGTTGAAGAACAGGTACATACTGAATTGGGTAGCCATTGTATGTTCCAGGTCCAGTACCTTGAGAGTATTGTGGTACAGCAGTATCTACAATAGGATTACCGTTTGTATCTAGTCGGTCTGTAGCAACTAAAGTTGCATACGTAGATTTTGCACTATAAATAGTTGGATCGTAATACTGACCATTTGAGTCTGAAAGAATCTGTGTTTGAAGTGCGGTTGTCTCACGATTTGAGTATTCAATCTGAAGGTACGCACGTCCAGCACTAGGATACTCAGAGCTTACGTATGCGCTAAAAGTATAGTTTTGTCCAGGAGTTACTGCAAACCAAGGAGAAGATACCCAAGCACCTGTGCCCGATTGAATAGTCAATTCACCAAGAGAGTTACCATCCCAAAGACCTGTATTGTAAACAGTAGGGTCTTGAGCAAACGATGCATTAGGGGAGGCAATCCAACCTCCTACGCCGTTTTCAAAGCTTGGATTAGGAAGAAGGTTTTCACGCTGTCCCTTTAGATAAAGGCGAATACGACGTGCATCTTCAAACTCAAGACTATTTTGGTACTCAGCAAGCTGACACATATCAATAGCGTAGCCGCATGTCTGTCCTGTATATGAACCTATATAAGAACCACTTATAGCAATTCCTGCATAGGCAGCATTAGATGGGGATAGTCTTCCATTTCTTCCTGAATCAGATTGACTAGTTGTTTCTAACCAAGAAGTACTATTTGCATAAACATATGTGGTTCCGCTTGTAGTACCGTATGAAATAAATTTACCGTTTTTATCATACCAAATAATATTTGTTGATACTGCTGATGGAGAAACAAACCCAGTTAAACCCCGTACCCAAGCAGAAAAAAGATATCTAGTGTTAGGTTTAATAGGTATCCCATAGTTAATTACATCTAGAGGATCAGAATATCCTGTAATAGAGCTTAAAGCTTTAGGTAAATATATAGTGTCAGCGCCACCAGTAAACACATGATAACCAAACCCTAATGAACGAGGTTTAAATAATGGGTCTGTAATCCAAGGAGTTGGTGGTGTAACACTAAAACCAAATTCAGTTACAGCATTAGCATAAAGATGCTGAGTTATGCTAGATGTTCCACCATTTCCTGAAGTCCAACGACCAATACCTTCTTCAAATGAAGAGTCGTTATAGTCAAGCATAAGGTTGCTGCCAATTACTACCTTGCTTGTAAGATGCGTCAATGCGCCGGCATAGATAGTAAGGCCTGAAGGTGTACCTTTATACTTTTGAATTAAAAATCCTGCAGCTGAAAGCGAACGGTGATAGGTATCGCCCAAAGCAGGTTCATAATCAAAGCTATAGTCTCCCATCCTAGCCTTTGTAATTTGGTTAGGGGTTAGGGAGTGATTAAATACGTTTCCAAGAAGCATAGTTTCACTTCTAAATAAATCATATTGAAATGATAATGCAGCCAACATTTTGGTAAAGTCGTTGCTATCCACTTCTCCGGTAGCATCCCCTACACCGTTTTGTGGGTTAGTCCATGCTCTAGGAATCCAACGACTTACCGTAGTAAGGGTATCTTTATTTCCTACAATCATTGCATAATCAGATCCACAGAAAATCCAGTTAACGCCGTTATATAACCAGATAGAGTATGCTGTTTCTACGTCAGATGTTCCAAGATTAATATCTGTATAGCTAGTTGTAAAACCAGCAGTATATAGCTGTCCAGCAAGAATAATTCCATCGTAAGGATTATCTACCACACCTTTGTAGCTTTTTACAAGCATCCAAGCAATAGGGGATGGGTCAGTAGGTACAGGAGTAATCTGTCCCCAACTTAGCTTAACAGTTCCATAATCAGAAGCTTGAGCTTTTAGTTGGGCATTATAGTAGACAGCGTTAGGTGAAGCTTCACCATATTTAAATCCACTATCATATAAGCTTTGGCCGTACGTTGCCATCTATTGTCCCTTACATTCCGCCTGATACTGTTACGTTTAGGTTAGCTGTTGTCAAATATGGAATCTGATTTGCAGTAAGAATAACTGTTGCCGCACTTGATGCACCAGTAGTATTAAGAATAGTTACGTTAGCTGATATTACTCCGTTGATTCCCTGCAAAGTTGAGGTGACTGCAGATAAAGCAATAGTTTCTCCAAAGACGTTATTATCATAGCTAAACATGCCGCCTGTACCAAGCATTGCTTCATAGGCTGCTAGCTTAATATCTGAGTTTTTGTATGCAGAAGATACGTTTAAAGAAGCAGAAATATAGATTGGTACGTACTGTGGTGGAAGAATTGTTGTGGTTGATCCAACTAAAGTATTACCAGTTAAAGCACTAGATACATTTGTTTGAAGGGTTGTCCAAGCAGGAGTTACTGTTTGGTCAATTGCATAGCCTCCAGAAATAAGAGAGGCTGTAGTTGTATTAGCAATTGTAAAGCTAAATGGGGCTGTGGTAGTAACTCCGGTAATTACTGAGCCGGTTGTGTTATAGCCAGAAGGATTCATACCTGTAATAACTACAGTATCTCCGGTTGAGAACTGGTGAGCATAAAGAGTGTAGTAAGTTACTGCAGATCCTGTAGTACTAACAGACGCAATAGTAGCTTGTGGGAATCCAGGGGCAGCACTATTATCATTCATAGGTTGGATGTATAAACGAACAGATGAGTATACGCTTGCCATAGCGCTGGCCTTACCTACACCTGGAACTGTTAATGCTAGGTTAGCATAGTCAGGTAAAGTAACGGCTCTGCCCTGAGCTGCTAGAGCAGCTTTAATCTTTTTCTTAATCTGAGTAGCATCGTCCCCATCAGTACCGCCAGTAGCCGGACCAGCATTTGTTACTGTAAAGTAAGTTGTAACCTGTGGGTCTAAATTTCCAGGAACAAAGGTCAATGAGTTAATTGCGCCTGAATTAATGTTTCCTGCAGCCCCTACACTTGACTTATAAAGACAGCTAATAATTTGTCCTGAAGGTGGAATATAGCCATTAACATTATCACCAAATACAATGTCTACTGAGCCATCTGCATTGCGTGCTGTAGTAAATACTGTATCTGTTGGTCCCCACTCAAGTAAGTTATCTACATAAGTCCAGGTAGTAAAAGCAACGCCCTGTCCAACGTATACATTGATAGACAAATCAACTACTCCTAAATCAATAATAGAAAATAGCTGGTTCTCTAGACCAGAGGATGTTCCTAGATTTGCAGGAAGAGGCTTGTTGTAGGTAGGATCAATAAGGTCTGGGCGGTCAGTATTAACTGTCTTTCCTTCTTGAGCAGCAAGCGTAATTGTTGCTCCCCCAGCCACAGCTGTTGCTCCCGAAGTTACTTCAAAGTAGACCTGAGAGTAAGGGCCAAAAGATAGTGGGGCCATGACCTGGGTTCCTACAGGAATATCAATTGGATTAGAAGTGTTGTTAATAAAAGTTACATTTACAACAGCAGGGGTAGGACCAGATACATGGTAGTCATGTAACCCAGCTAAGCTAAGAAGAGTAGATGACTGAACGGCCGTATCAATGCTTGTCTCATTAGCAATACGATCCAGATAGTGAGACATAACGTCACCCATATATGCAAAAGCCTCAATAAGTACGTTGCCTAGATCTGAGTAGTCTGTAGGATTCCATGAAGTATTAGTCCTCTGACCAATCAAAGTAATTAGGTCATTTTTTAATGACGCAAAGTCTCTAGAGGTATAGTCAATCTGCATGGTTATCCCGCAATCGTTCCGTTGTAGTTAAGTAAGTTAGTATTAACAGTTACACTTGTTACAGTATCATCTGGAAGAGTTACTTCTAGAGTTACATACTCAACACCCTGTCCTGAGTTTACCCCAAACAATACGGCGTTAACTGTTACTTCTGGTATCCAAGTAGCAATAGCTGACCTGATGGCTGCAGAAATTGCCGGTTGTGCCTCATTGTCATTCTCAAACAAAGCCTTACTCCAGTCTACGCCGTAGGTAGGAAGCATAGGCCTCTGACCAACACTTGTAGATAGAAGTGTTAAAACTCTATCTAAGTATATCTTAGGAGAGTTACTTGTAGACCCTACAACCCCCGAAGTATCCAGGGTATAAGGATAGTTGATGCTAAGACTCATGGCTGTACTCCAATCCATACAGGGTATTCAGGATCCCCAGCTTGAAACATTACCCAAATATTTGAACCTACCTTAGGAAGAACGGGTAGAACCGGGGTAGTTTTAGGGGTAATAGTTAGTGCTGGAATAGTAACTTGGTGGGTATGTGTTCCAGAAGGATAAGACGGACCAGTACCAGATGTTACAGTAACTGGTGTAGTCGTTAGTGTTGGGGCAACCTGAGAAGATAGGTGGGTCATAGGAACACAGGCAGGAATCCAACTAGTTGTTTCTGTCCCGTAAATTTGTGGGATCTGTACTTGAATCCTATACCTATTTAAAGGGTCGGAGATGCTAGTAACAACTGCTGAGTAGATTCCGTAAAACCTATGGCGTCCCTGAGGATCAAGTCCATACTCTGTGTCTTTAGGCAAGCTCATCGAAGAACCTTTCCATTACTTTTAGAGACCCATTGTACAGTTCTTTTTACATTTTTCAAATTTGGTGCAGGAGCCTTGCTTGTACCTGAGATTGCTGGCACCCCAACTGGAGAAGAAGAAACAATGGCTGTAGGCTCGCTTGCGCTTGTTACTGGGTCTAAACTATTAGCATTGGGAGATAGCGAATACTGAGAAAGCTGGGCACCAGAAGAGGTTAATGACTGGCCTGCAAGATCGCTTTGAATATCCCTAACCTGTGAATTCTTTGCAGCGTTAGGATTAACATCTCCAATAATATCTGTGCCTACTTCAACCTTCATAGTGTAGTTGGCAGGCACACCACCAAAAATATGCTGGATAGATATCACAGTCCAGTAACCTGAAAGACCATTAGGCAATCCGTCTAAGTAGATAGGATCGTATGGACGAAGATCCGCATTACCTACAAGCAGCACTTCAGCCCTATGCTGGTAGCGATGTGCGTCAGCATAGTTTTGAGCAATTAACTTAGACTCAGTAAGATTGGTAGATACCTCATAGACATGGTGTTTTTGATACGTAGCCTTTGGAGTTGACTTAGGAGTATTGTTAGAAAAGTTGTTCATTTTTTAAAATAGCTTTCATTAGGAATTACAATGCCAGGGTTAGTTGGTTGAGGTCCCTTATGAGGATGTTTAGATTTAATGAGCTTACCGGTTTGTTTATCGGTACCAGAAATTACCCGGTCAACACGTACCCCAAGTTCAGGAGACTGATCAGAGATCATAGGCTGGAATGACAAAATAGTGCCTGTCATGCGTAGTTCTCTTGGGGTTACGCCAGTGACTTCACTATCTATATAGTTAAAGTATGGGGCACTATTCTTTTTATTCTGAAAGATCTTATCTTTAGAAACAAAGAAAATAGTTGTGTTTTCAACTAAAAAGGCAAAGCCACTTACTTTAGCTAAACGAATAAACCATTGCCAATAGCTTTCACCGGTATGGGAAATGGTGTCCTTCACACGGCTATGCTTTTGTGTAATTACTTCAAAACCTTTTGACTTACCAGCCGCAATTACTGCTTGATCAAAGGTCATATTTTTATAGACTTTTTGAGCAGTATCTTTAAGAATAGCGGATGCTCCAACACATACTATGTCTGTATTTCCACCTTGATGCGTATTGTCTTGGCTGACATGGTTTACATATCCATGCCAAGTAGAGGTAAGTTTACCTGAACTAAAAGAAAAAACTACTGGGTCATTAGATACGATAGCTCCCCTTTTAAGTAGGGGCTTGCCCTTAAAATGTAATACTAGACGGTCATGTTGTTCAATATCTTGGTACAGCTCAGCTCCAATAAGAAGCAGTTCCATATCAGGGGACTTAGGAAAGGTAACAAAAAAAGAACTATTGGCAGCATCGGAATGCCATACAAAGTTCTGCTGTGCTGAACTATCCTGATTAAAAGTATTAGTTGCCATAAGGTACTCTTATAATTGTTCCAGGTAGTATAGAAAATGGGTCAGCGATTTCAGGATTAATATCCATAATTTCCCACCAATACTTAGAACCACCACAGTAAGTAGCCGCTAAGTTTGAAAGGCTATCGCCATCTTTCCAAGAATAGGTTAGATAGTTAACTGTTTTAGATGTAGGAAAAGCCCTGTAAACAGAGATCTCATAGTTACCTGTGTACTTATTAGGTGTCTGTCCTAAAGGACCATCATAGTATCTAGATACACGCTCAATCATTATTTCTTTCCTGTCGAAGCAGTTGCGCCCTTAACGGCATTAATAAATGCGCTTTCAGATACGGTCTTATTACCGCCTGTTGTGTTTCCACTATTCCAAATAGCAGGGTACCTACTAAAGGTAATGTTTACAACGCTGAGTACGGGAACCATACGAAGATCAAAGATCATATGGTTAACTGTAAGATTAGCCACAGACCCATAATATCTTAAGTTATCGTTTAGCTGAAGCCAGCAAGGCATACCGGTAGTATATCCAAAATCAGCAGTAACACCAGAACCACGATAGCTTTCATCAAGGAGTAAAGCATTCTTACGTGGGTCTCCGTTAAGTACACGGTACAAGAACTCAACGTCGTATTCAGTTCCACGGTGTAGAAGGCCTTGAACATGTTCTTCTGAGAGTCCACCTGCGGTTGAGTATGCCCCAGCAAGAGCACTTCCACCTTGTGGATAATCTTTTAAATATGAAAGATCAATAATGCGGTTGAGATATATCTCAAAGGTTACAGACTGATTACCCTGCAACAGTGTAGAAGGATCTGAAGAACCAAGAGTCCAATCTACGTTGTTACTGGCAGCAGTGCTGTAGGAAAAAGTAGTTGGGTTATACATAAATCTAAAGCCCCATTGAGGAACAGTCTGACCTTTACCAACAGCCAAGTTCTTAATATTATCTGGGTTAGTATTTAGAGCAGCAGCACCCTGAGGGTCTTGGAATATCTTTCCTTGATTACTAGAAACGTATTGAGTTAAGGCTTTATACGCCCCACCTCTATCAAGTATCTGAAGATCTCTATTATACGTGCCACTAAATACGCTAGAGGTATATGGCATATTTCTACTAAATACGTGTGGAGGAGGATTATATCTAGCAGAAGGCAAGTTAGAAGTATTTACATTTGCAGGTAGATTTGCATTTGAAGGTCCTGTAGGAGAAGGAACTTTTCCTGTGTGTTGTCCTTGACAATCAGCAAGGATAATATTGTGCATTTTTGTTTTAGCATCTGTAATGCCTTTTGTATCATTCTGTTTAACATTAAGATATGGCCCACTAAAGTACTTATAGTGATATTGATCTCCGCTTACAGAAGCTGTATAGGTAGCCCAATTGTAAGTTCCTGCCCCAGTTTTTTGATCATAAGTAGTTGATCCAATAAATAAAGCAAACCATTGCTTTTGACATTTATCAAACACAACACTAAGAGATCCACCACCACCACCGTTTCCGGCAGTTTTCCATTCGTTAGTTGATTGAATGTATGTAGTAAAACCTGTAGGGTATGCTGGGATAGGTACTGAAGCCCCTACTGTAATAATTGGAGCAGTACCAAGTGCTGTAAGAGTTGTTACAGGAGTTGTGCTTTGATCTCCCCCGTAACTTCCACTAAAGTCGTTTGGATTGAAGTTACACTTCATGGTGATGTAGTTAGTCAATGCTGTATTAGGTTTTAAAAGCTGAGTGCTAAACCAATAAACTGCACCAGTTGATGGGCTGCTAACTATGTTACTTGAGCCTTTATTTGTATGAGCTCCAATATAGGTAGAGCTTCCACCAGTATTAAAGTAGGAAGAGTTTGACCCAAAATCCATATTTAGACCTGTACCTACATCATTACCTGTCATCCAGTAGTAGGTTTTAGTTCCATTAACATTTTTAATCTGGTAAACACGAACTAAGAAATGTACGGTAAAGTTTGTTTGAACCTCAAACTTTGTAACAGTATTAGAAGCTAATTGAGCAACTGTTGGTTCAGCCTGTATCTGAATTAGATCAGGATAGATTGATGGGTCAAAGGTTGCGCCTCCTAGGCTTACAGCCAAAGGATCTGTAGTAGCAGACTGCTTCCAGTCCACATAGGTTTGTACTGTATACCCGTAGGAAAATGTAGTAGCCATTAGATAGCTCCTCCAAGGCTCTTAAGTACTGCGCTGTTCTTTAACTCTTGACCAACCATATTTACTAACCTCTTAGCTTCAGCCACGCTTGATTGAGCAATCTGTACCTTCATATTTAGGTTTACCACTACTGCTCCACCATGAGCAGAAGAGGTTACCACAGAAGGTCCACCAACACCGGTAGGTAGTCTAGAGGCAATAGAAGCTGTTCCTAAATCTCCAGTAGGTCCACCGTAACCTGGGATGTGTGTTCCCCAAGGCGACTGGTCTACCGCAGTAAGTACTGCTGCAGTATTGTTGCCTGCAGTAAGCGCAGCAAGAATATTCTTATATCGTCCGTTATTTAAGGTCTGGATCGTTGCTTGGTAACCTTGATCCCAGCTGGTGTAGGACTTAACACCTTCAGGGTTCATGTTAGTTGCGCCCTTTTCACCTTGGGTAGTATTAAGTGGGTTGTAGTGTGCAGAGTTATGCCACTGGCCACCTTCCCAAGCAGCCCAAGTTGTAAGAGCTGTAATATTATCTTTTGTTACAGGCTTTCCTAGCTTTGTAAGAAGAGTCTTAGCCCATTCTTGCTGGGTACCTGTCCCAAGAATAGTTCCTGCAGTAACAGAGGTCTTTCCCTTAATAAAGGATAGTGACCTTCCATCACCCAAGTTATGTCCAGCATTTTGCCCAAACATATTATCCATAGATGTGCTGCCAGGTGTAGAGGCAAGGCTGCTAAGAAGAGAATTTATGTCTTGGCTAGATAGTCCAGATCCCGTAGGAGTTGTTGTCTTTGATCCAGGAGTTCCTGATGTAGCTCCCTGTAGATAAGGTGCTGGATTAACTTTCTTACCGTTAACAAGAACTTCAAAGTGAAGGTGTGGACCAGTTGAATTACCTGTATTACCGGATAGACCAATAACTGTTCCACCAGAAACTTTTTGACCTCTTGATACTGAGATCTGCTTTAAGTGAGCATAGCGGGTTCTATATGAGCCATGGTCAATTTCAATATAGTTACCATAACCACCACCGTTGCCAACAATTGTTACAACACCGGCATCATGTGCATAAACTTTAGTTCCTAGCTTTGCACCAAAATCAAGACCATGGTGGAAACCTTTAGTCTTCTTACCTCCACCACGTTGTCCATAAGGAGATGTTACGGGTGTTCCTCTAGGAACTGGAGTAATATTCTGATGTCCCCCACCTATAGGACCACCTTGTCCTGTAGCCCCCATAT